CTCTATAAGAAACTATATGAGAATCTGCTAAAAGAATCCGCTAAGACCGACACACTGATTAATGCTATGGCGGAACTAACGCCAGCCTTCAAAGGCGTAACCCCTGTTCAAGCTCGACGCCCACAGGGACGTGTACAGGCGACCACTGGGCAGACTGTAGTGGCCCCTCTCACAGATACGCATATAGGAGAGATTGTAGACTTCGAACAAATGGCAGGTTTGAACTCTTATGACTTCGATATCTTTAACAAAAGGCTCTACGGCTGGGCGACTCAGCTTCTAGCGCTAGTAGAGTTACGTAGAAATTCAGCTCCTATTGATGAGTTGGTTATTCCTATGCTAGGAGATATGATTAGTGGTGACATTCATGAGGAGCTGTCTAGCACCAACGCCGTTAATGTAATGGAACAGATGATTAGAGGAGCTAACCTAATTGCACAAGCCGTTATGTACCTGGCTCCACACTTTAAGAAGGTTCGTATCCCATGTGTGGTTGGTAATCACGGGAGACTTACCAGGAAACCGGCTAATAAAGATAAGTACGTAGACTGGGATTACATGCTATATCAGTGGGTAGCCTCATTCTGTAAGAATCAGAAGAACATTGAATTCGATATTCCTAAGAGCTTCGTTAACATGTTTAATGTTGCTGACAGGAACATTCTAATCCTGCACGGAGACAGCGGTGGAGGGGGTTCATGGACTAGTATTAGCAAGGTACTTACGTCCCTGCGGAATGTCATGCAATATCGCCGAGGACTAGAGAAGGAAGCCATTGAGATTTATGACCACTTGCCTAATAAGGCTGGTCTCCCAACTCAGTTTGATTCTGTCCTAATGGGGCACTTCCATAGGTGTGACGAGATTGATATCGGTACTGGTCAAGCACTTATCTGTGGTTGCATGAAGGGTGGAGATGAATTCGCTCTCAATAGGTTACAGGTTATTAGTAAACCAGCTCAGATTGTAACGTACTGGCATCCGAAGTACGGCTTTATCGGTAAAGAGATTATTTATCTCAATCGTTACGACAGCTCAGATAAGAGTTTTAATGACGTATTACCTAATGTATGGACGAATAACCACGTTTAATAGGTATAATATGTTAAGTTAGGAGGCGTCTATGGCAGGTTCACAAAAGACTTATAAAGGGGTACAGAACTCTAGTTCTTCAATAGCTATTATAGCTGAGCAAATAGCTACTGATATGGCGAAGATGTTTAAGAACGCCGATAAAGAAGTAGACGATACAGTTAAAGCTGTTTATAAATCTGCTGTAGACTATGCACCAAAGAAATCAGGTACGCTAAGTAAGTCAGGAAGTGTAACCACTCCGAGCTATAAGCCTGATGATGCTGACGCTATCGTGTTAAATGCTCATCAGATATCATTTGCAGCTCCTTATGCAAAAGCGGTGGAAGGTGTTGATACATCATCCATCCCTACTGGAAACTTTGTTCAAAAGGTTAAATCTTTTAAAAGAAGGACAAAAAATGGTATCAGTACAATTAAGGCTCATGAGAAGACATACGTTAACTCACGCCCTGTGGAAATAGCGACAAATATATGGAGGACACTACCTACTGATGGGCCACCACCTAAAGGAGTGTTCTTCCTTAAACAAGCTTTCATTAAACACGTAGGAGAAAAAGGAGATGTCCTGGTAGGTAAGCTCCTAAATAAGTTAAAACTTTAAGTATAGCGAGGCATAGTTATGACCACTTCAAAAGTTACACCGGAACAAGAATATATTTTTGCACGGCATTCCAGAATGGTAGGAAAGATTCTTGACCTTCTAGAGGCTGCATTACCTGAGGGGAATCAGGTAGACAAGATGAAAAAGCTTGTCCAAATTCCACTCTATGATTATCGTAATGAGATTCTAAGGCTTGTCGCAGAGGGCATTCCAGACGATTTCGAGCCTTAATCCAGAAAGTCCCATATAACTGCCCCTTTTGTAAGAATTTTCTACTAAGCTAGAGTATAATAACTCGTGTCTAATAGACATGATTTTACTCGTTCGGGAGCCGGATGGCTTAGACCAGCTTCCTAAGGTGCGGTAAACATAGTAAGTTTATATCGAATCGAAGGAGGATGGTTATGGATAACGAACAGGTGATGGCTCGTATCGAGAAACAGTTAGAGGGTAATACCCTTGCTCTCTCAGCGCTTGCTGAGATTTTAACGAAGATGGATGACAAAGACGAGGAAGAGGAACTGGAAAAGGCAGAGGCGGTAAAAGAAGAGGAAGAGATGGAAAAGCAGTCCGCTTTGGTTAAAGCTATTGCGGCTTCTGTCTATGGTATGGTTAAAGCAGACCAAGGTTTGGAATTGGACGGCGCTAAGGTTCGTAGTGCTTCATCCCAAGGTACTGGTGACGACGACTCTGCTAAGGTGGTAAACACCTCCACGGCGGGCTCTGACCAGCAAGCCGTTATTCAGGCTGCTGAGTTCGGTGCAGAAGATGATGAAGATGATGAAGAGGCGGTGGAGAAGGGCGGCTCTGAAGAGTACCCGATGGAAGAGGACGAAAAGGAAGACGAGGAAGTGGAGAAGGGTTACATGGGCGCTATGCGTAAGGAGCTTGACGCGATGCGAAAGCAAATTGCGGCATACGAGACGAACATGTCGAAGGCTATTCAAACTGAGTCCGAAGAGCGTCTCAGGAAGATGGGGTTCCGCGAAGAGCGTGGCCTGGTAGCCCCCAAGCAGACTGGCCCATCCGTGGCAGCCAGCCTCGGTCTTGACGGAAGTGCAATTGTAAAGGGTGCTGAGAACGAGGGTGACGTCGTTGAGACCTTGATTGGCCTTGACTACAAGACGCTTCGTACCTTGCAGACGCAGATTCAGAATGGTCAGACGGACGGTATTCCGCGAGAGCTTCTGAACGGATAAGCTTTAACTAATTAACTAACAGGACTTTAAGGAGTAAACATTATGGGAAATCCCTCATTAACTGAATGGCTATCGCAGTCGCAGCGTGGCCTTCATCAGCAAGTATTTGGCCCTTCCTTCATGCAGAAGGCAGACAGCTATTTTACGGTAGATTCTGCGACCGGTATTTTCAACACGACCTATGGTCGTAAGGTCTGGCACGCACTGAACAACCAGACCCGTTTCTTTAACGCGATTCCGCGTACGGTGTGGGGCAACACCGCTGGTTGGCGTATCAGGACTGACCGTGGTTCGTCTCGTAGCCGACCGGTTACTGAGACTGGTACATTGCCCGAGGTTGACATTTCGAACATCGCTACGGTAGCCTCCCTTCCGAGGATTATCTCAACGGTGTTCGGTGCTTCCGTCAAGTCCGTCTTCACGGCGCAGCTTGAAGGTGGTATCGGTGATGTCCTTGCTCTAGAGAGCGAGAACGCCCAGGTTGACCACGTTAAGGAAATCAACGAAGAGTTGCTAGCTGGTTCCGCATACCTGACGAGCGCTGGTGCTGCCACCACGTTCACGGTTCCTGCGTCCATTGCTCATCACTTCAAGATTGGTGACGCAGTTGCACAGTATGACGTTTCCGCTACGGGCCATGACCGACAAAGTGGTTCGGTTGTTTCTGCTGTTAACACCTCTACTGGTGTTGTTACGGTCGCATCTGGTACGACCTTTGCTGACGGTGACGTTTCATACGTCTACAGTCGTGCAGGTCTAACCTCCATTGACGACATCGTTATGCGTGATGGTGCAGAGGTTGGTGGTCAAACGTCGAGGACGCGAGCTTACGACCTCACGATGGCTGACCGCACTTCGGGCGGGTGGAACGCAGGCGCGTCAGTTAGTTACAACAGCGGTGCCGGTCGAGCCCTTAGCTTGACCCTTATCGACACTGCGATTCAGAAGATTCGTGAGAACGGTGGAGACCCCAAGCTTATCTTGTTGGGTCACGACCAGTACTTCAACCTGGAGAGACTGCTGAACACTAATCAGCGGTATCTTGGTCAGGAAGAGTACCAGGTCAGCGTTGGTGCTGAGAAGACCTTCCCCGGTACCCGCACTGGACTCGTCCTTGCAACGTACCAAGGCATCCCGATTCTACCTGACGCGGATTGCGCGAAGTCAGTTAGCACGGCAGATGCGGTACTCGGTTCGAACGTCTACGTCTTGGACACGGACTACCTCGAAATTGCAGTGGCTCAGCCCACGCAGTACGTCGAGAACCGTGACTTCTTCGCGGCGGACGCACTGGTTGTACGTGGCTTGCTCTACACTATGGCAGAGCTTCGGTGCCACAACTTCTTCGTTCAATCGAAGATTGCTGACTTGAACGCGTAAGCACAGTCAGTCTGGAGCGGGGGCCACCTTCGGGTGGCCCTCACTTCCTGAAAATCCAATGAGAACGCAGGAGAGTATTAATGGTTATTAGACATACCGACCACAGAGAATGGGAAGTAGAGCCTTCAACGCGAACTTCGATGCACCCGCATACGAAGTACAATCCGTTTAGAGCGGCTACCTCTACTACAGCCAGTACTCTCTTCACATTAGATGGTGGAATAGTGGCTACTAATCTCGTTACTAATCCCAGTGTTGAATCTACCGACGTTACTATGTATACCGCAGTGGGTTCGGCAGTTGCTAGGGCCACTTCTCAGTCATCTGCAGGAGCAGCCTCGTTAGAGTGTAACCCAGCTAACTCAGCCGCTGAAGAAGGCTGGTACTGGGACATCCCTATGGTGCCCTTTAGCGTTCACCCACAGCACATCACTATTCAATTAGAGCATCGTGGAGCTTCCGCAGCTAGTGCGGTTAAATTAGAGCTTAGAGATGCCGAAGGAACAAGCGTACTTGGTACCTCTGGGTCTTCTAACTTAGCAGCCGCATGGGTAAGGGTTACGGCTCAGTACACGGTACCGCCTAGCACTGCTGGAGCTGCGTACCGACTTTACTTAGTAACCACAACGCAGCACAATATTAATTTCTTTGCCGACAAGATTATGTGTGAGATTCGGGATGACGTTATTGCAGTGTCCACATATCTCGATGGCTCAACTGGACTTGACCACCAATGGTCAGGAACTGCTGACGCCTCTACCTCATACAAACGCTTCGGGTCTTCGACTATCCGAGGAATCAAACTTACTAATGAGTCCAGCACCGGCGCTGAAATTGTCTATGTAGCTTTTGATGTCACAGCCACGTCTACTACAGGCATCGCAGTTCTAGCTGGAGCTACCTTAGAAACTAACTGGCCTCTTGACTTTAGAAGCCATGTAAGTGTCATATCAGCATCAGGAACTCCTACCGTTAGCGGCGTCGTGTGGGGCGCACACGGTGTCTAGTCTTACAGAGGACGTGACATTACAGACCCCTGGGTTCTGGAATCCGGCCCTCGACGCTCTCATCAATGTTGACGGAGCTATTAATGTTCTAGAGAAGCAGTTCGGAAGGACTACTCTAGAAGATATTGAATCTGCCTTAGCAGAGTACAAACGCTTATATAGGGCAGGTATTGCATCACCAGGTGAGATTATTACTCTTAATAGGGCTTTCCCTAATGAGAAGCGCTATCAGGATGCAGCGGCCAAACTTGAGGACACCCCTCTTGTAGTAGGCGGCCCCGCATCGGTAGAGATGATTGACCGTGAAGGCCACTTGATTACTACTGAAGCTCTTACTAGCGCCTTCGATAACTACATGGCCAATTTCCGTACCAGGAACGCGATGGTACTGCACTCTGATGTTCAGATAGGCTGGGCACTCCCCGCTTATATTAGTTCTAATGGAGCAGTTTTCCGTAGTGGCGTCGATGAAAAAGGACTCTTCTTTATCACTGAGGTACGTTCAGACACGAAGATTGCTCAGAAGGTCATGGAGAAGATACACGATGGTAGCCTTAAGTCCTACTCTATTGCAGGGTCTGCTACAAAGACTAAATCTATGCAGAAGGGTTTAATGCCTTACATGCAAGTTGACGAGATGGAACTAGCAGAAGTTACGTTATGTGAGAAAGGGGTAAATCAACAAGCAGGTTTCGACCTTCTAAAAGCTGACCACCCCGCAGGAACCTGTATTGATGGTAGCTGTCTTATACACCTTGCTGATAAACCAGCCGATGATTGTGGATGCCCAACTGATGTTGCTAAGGGAGAGGATGCAATGATGTACTTATTTAAAGATAATGGTTCCGTAGCATTAACTAAAACTTTCCAGGAATGGATGTCAGTTAACTCTTCTCTCCATAACTTTGGAGGACGCTTAGCGCAGCATCGTGCTCTTACCCAGGAATACGGATTCCCTTCTGAAGAGATTGATGTAGAGACTCGTCGTTACCTACCAGTGAATGAGATTACGGTAGACGACTTTAATCATATCGTTAAACGCTTTAAGTTATGGGTAGTTAATGAAGCCGGTCAGGAACTGGGTGAGTACCATTCAGAAGACAAGCTTCCAGGCGCTCCGTTCGAATACAGCTGGGTTACGACCAATGCGGTAAAGGACGGGCCTGCTAAAGCAAATGCCCCAGGAACTGTAACTAAGTCTTTAGACCGCCTCCAAGATTGGATGCGAACCCAGTCCTAATAATTTAGTTATGAGCTTCTGGAAACGGTACCTGAGTATAGCCGCTTTCCTATACCTCTTTATAATAATTTCTCTAACTCTACATGAGATGGGACATGCCTGGGGAGCTACCCTAGGAGGAGCCACCCCAACGATAGAGTACTTCTTTAGCTATGGTTTTCCTATAGCGGGTTACACACACTATAATTCTATAGATAACTTAGGAACCGTAGCTGGTCAACTCTTTGATTTCGCTGGCGGCCTATTCGCAGCCGCTATATTAATTCTTATAGGGATTTGTGGTAGGGTCTTCCGCTACAGCAACTTAGAACTAGTCTCTGTAACCATAGCCATACAACAAGTATTCTATGGGGTAGCCGAAGGTTTACTAAATGACCATAATCTTCTTATTCAACTTATTGCATCATTAGGTTTTATACTAGGGTGCTTACTATTCCGTAAGCGCTGGTGGCACTGGATTATAAAATCCTAGTATAATAGATTAAGAGCGGGGGTTGACCGGCGGCCACCTTACGTGCTACACTCAGACCGTGACCCGAATCAAACGTACAGAGGTGACGCGATGAACCCAGACCTTAAGTTCCCTTTAGTTCCGACTCCGGCGGGTCTACAGTTCTTCCTATTTAAACGGGAAGCTTTATATGCTATGGATGTAAACCCCGATGCTGAGGAGCCTATTTCTAATGGCTGTGGATGTGATAGCTGTGCATGTGGTCAAGGCGAACAGACCGCTTGACACTCACCTCTTGGGGCTGCTACAATGGGAGCATCCAAAACGAGGAGGTGCAAATGGTTGATGAAGGATTTCAAGCGCTACGGTTTTTCTTGCTAATAGGGGTGGTTATAATAGTGCTAGGATTGTAATGACATGATGCAATATATGATAGAATTATCCCAAGGCTTCAATGCCCGATTAGACAAATCAGAGCAGGCACTCGACAGAGCAATGGATACGCTAGTAACTCTAACACGAAGGATAGAAGAGTTGAACGATACGGTGGACAGAGAACTGACAGCTTATCACAAGAGTCTTTTCCCTAATGAGTGAGATTGATATGTTAACTATACGATTCAATACTTGTAAGGAGTGTGACAAGGCGAGCGAAGACTTTATACTTTTCCTAGCAGAGACGCCTTCAATGGATTTAAAAGACGTTATAAAATGTAGAATGTGTAATGAGTTTCAGTTGAGCGTATTTGAATTACAGTTTAAGGAGGAGCCAAGTGCAGAGTAAATGGGAAGCGAGGGACAGTAAGCACGCCAAGCGAGTAAAACCTAAACGAGCCGAAGCGGTCTTTAGAGAAGAAGCTACAAAGAAAGAAACACCGAAGAAATTGATTAAGATACAACGAGACGAGCGTGAATTCAAGGAAGGGTATCAACTCTTTAGCGAGGAAGATTAATGAATCCAAATACTAATGACCTACCAGCGGACGATGATTTCTCAGATAGAGACTCTTTATTTAACATAATTGATATGGAAGATGTGCCGGGAGAAGCCGAAGAAGACGAGAAGCTTAAGACT